TTGGACCTCCTGAAATCAAGCCAGCAGTTGCTACTGATTCAACAGTGCCACTACCTCCTCCGCCTCCTCCACTTATAGCAAAGTATCCAACAATGCGCCAATTACCTCCTCCTTCAGAGACAATCATGCAACAATCTCCGGCAGCAGCAGTCTTATTTGCTAATCCTGGAATGATTAGGCTTGTTGCATTGTAAGTCAATGTCGCAGCAGCTTCAAACATCAGGATAAACCTTGCCCCTGCTGGACAAGTGCCAAATGAATTGATAGTTCCTGTGCCTGATATGTGCAAATAGTTGCCTGTGGCAGCATTGAGGTCTACTGTTGATGATGCTGCCAAGGTTGAACCTTGGTTCTCAAAGATTGCATTCTCAAGAGTAGATTTGTCCTTTTGAGTCACAAAGCTGGCAGTGCCATCAGCAAGCCAAGACCTCAAGTCAGCAGGACTAATCTCTTGGGTATTGTTATCGGGAAAGAGAGTTGCACTCTCAGTTATTAGATTGGCTCTGTTTAAATTTGCCATTAATCACCTATTTGATAACCATCATCAAAACCTGTATCAAATGCTGCGCCTGTTGCTGCAAGTTGATTAGCCTGAAGAAGTGTGAACTTAGTCGTACCTCCGGAAGCATCCTCCGGCTGATTGGTGGCCTCCATAATAAAGCCTTGAATGTCCAAACTGCCTGAAGTGAGCCTGACTTTCCGGTATTGCTCATCTTGGCTCAAAGTTAAGAAATCGCAGAGACTTTGAGGATAGCTAAATTCAACTCCAATAGGCTTGAATAAATACTCCGCAGCTTCAGGAACTATGATGTCCGCATAGATGTCTGAGTTTTCCGCTATGGTAACCTCAGAAGGTATTTGAATGCATGGTTCACTTGAGTCAGATATTGCGCTGGCATAGGCTGTCTGATATTCACCAACCTGAAACTGAAGCCTTGGATTAGTCAGGCCATAGGTGTGCATGCCTAAAACCTTCCACCATCTGCATGCAATTCGAGCAGGAGTGTGGAAAATGTTGTAAAGGTTTCCTGCCGGACTGCTTGAGTAGGTAATTAGATTGCTTGATAAACTTGCCTGACCAGGAGGAAAGGCTTTGAATCCTGACTCTTCTCGAACACCATAGGCAGTGTCTTCAACATTATCAAATTCTAACTCATATCGATTGAGCCAAATGATAAATGTCTCCCAATCGTTTGGCCTATCTGAACTGCCTGAGTCATCTCTCAAAAACTGAAGCCTTCTGCTGAACTCAATGGCATAACCTTCTGCAATGATTGAACTCTTAAGATCAAGCTTTGCACTTGAGCCTTCATTCATTGCCCTATTATTGACAAAGTAATTCCTATCAGTGTGAATTGCCCATTGGCCTGAGACTGCAATGTTCTTCCACTTATCATCATACCCAAGCTGGATATTATTGGCAAGCATGTCCACTTTTGCCATAGTCCTGACTTCTCCCACATTTGGGAAGGTTTGGCTTATGCTGTTTTGGTAAAAGAACTCTCTTGGCTCAATCCTGATTATCCATTCAGTGCCTGTCCATTCATATGCCCAACCGAGGCAGAATATTCTGTCAAGCCCTTCAAATATCTTCTTAAATGAAGTCTTGTAGCCTGTTGCCTCATCATTAACAAGACAGCCACTGACAATCTCATTGTTTGTCTTGGCATTGCGAATCTTAAGGCCATTGGTCAAGGCACTATTCCAATAGCACCCATTGCCGGTCTCATCAAACACATCAGACCTTATCTGATTATTCTGCCCAGTGATAACATAAACAAGCCTATTAAGGCACTCGCCTATGGTCATGCACTCAGTAGTCGAGGCATATTGCCCCGGGTTCTGCTCATTCATAGTAAGGCAGACATTATCAATGGTCATGCTCAATGACCTTGTAAAGTTATCCGCAATGGGCAAGGATGGTCTAACAGAACCACCTTCTCCCCAATAAGCCAACACAGCAACTCTATAATCAGGCAGGACTGTTATGCCTGATATGACTGTTGTAAAGTCAAAATCTACTTCAGGATCAACCGGAATATTAGCAGTTGCTAAATCTGTGTTGAAAAGAGTGTAAAAAGTATCAAAGCTTCCTGTTGGGTCAAATGTCCTGATGTAAAATCTAATGTTTGCTGTTTCACCAGGAAACAAGTTATCAGTGCCATCCCAAACAAACCTGCCTTGAATTGAGACAGATGCATTAAGTATCCTTGTAAAGTCTGAATTATTTTGGAATATAACATTGGTGTTGCTGAATGCACTTCCTTGAGTGTCAAATGAGCCACTAAACGAGCCTTTAAAATCCGAGTTCTCCCAAAATACTGGCACAACATTGACATACAGAGGATATTCCCAATCGTATGGAGAAGAGCCAATAGGTGAATATTGAAGTCTTGATGTTTGTGAAGAGTAATTCCTTGCAGAGCCTGCCAAGAATAGTTCCTGTTTGTGAAGCCTGACCTCACGCATGACTAATGGGTCAATCTCATCACCATTTAAGTCCCTTGTGCTGTATAGGTCAATCTCTACATCCTGCCGAGCCTTGAATTGCTCCCTAAAGTTATCATCAATGATGCCTACTGTTATCTCCCAGCTGTCTGTATCGCATACATTAAACTCCTCATAGATTGCAAGGTTAAGCATGCCATCAAATTGATAAGGCTCACCATTGTACCCTACATCTGAAGTGATTTGAATGGCAATCTCAGCATTGATGAAATATAGATCATAAAGAGCCTTGATAAGTTTAGCCCCTTTCTCATAGAACTTAACTTCAGTAGAAAAAGGTTGATCAATCCCATGCGATTCCATCCTGATGGCTGTGAACTCAATGGCATCCCAGCCAATAGGTTCTTCTACCTCAGTGCCATTAAGAAAAAAATTCCATCCTGCCATGTCCCAAAATTAGCCAAAAAAAAGGGATAGCAATGCTACCCCCCTTTCGCTAATCTAAACCAAACATTAATTCTCAGTCCTAAATCTATTGTTTAAAATTTTAGTTGTCCTCCTTGGTGTCCTGATGAACTTCTCAAAGCCTCTTTCATCCATGTTAAGTTGAGTGATGGGCAAGCCTTTTAAGATACTTCCAAGCTCATCCAGTTTGCCAATCATTGGACTGCCACTGCTTGACTGCTTCCCGGATTGCATGCTGCCCCAATAAACCTCTTGCCTACTTAAAGCATGGTTTGGAATTACGTGAGAGCCTTTAGGTAGGTCTACCAGGGTAGCAGTTGGTGGAGTAAAGTAAACTTTGCCCGATTCAGTTATAACTTTCTCAACTCCTCTCTCTCCTACCATTGCCTTACCTCCTTTGAAAGCTTTGCCCTTAGTACCTTCTGCAAACTCAGGCACAGGCTGTGCAAGCACAAAGCCAATTTGAGCAGCAGCAATTGCAGCAACTAAGGCAGCCAAAGGAGGAGCACTAACTGAATATTTGACAATCTCAGGAGCAGCAGAAAAGGCTATGTTGGCAATAGATGACAACTGTTGCGCCCTAAATTGCTTAAGCTTAATTTCTTTTTCCTCTGCTGCCTTCTGTTGCTCTAATTCAGCAAGCTTTTGCTTGTTGCCATCTGCAAGCCTTACCTCCTCGCTGTATCTTTTATTGATTGATTCAAGTTCTTTATTTAATCCTTGCTGATATAAGTCAAATGATCCTTGCACAATAGTCTGAGCCAGTTCAAGTGCCTTCTGTTTTACAGCTTGCTTTTGTTCTTCTTGCCTTTTTAGCCTGTCTAATTCTAACTCATGCATGGCTTGTGTTTTATCCATGCGCTGCTTCATATCCTTATCTAAAGCATCTTGAGCTTTTTTATAATTCTTATCTGTTTCAGTTCTAAGATAATCAAGCCCATCTTTATTTTTCAACTTCATGCCTTCAACAGCATCATCAAGGCCTTTAGCTGCCTTATCTCTTTGAAGTCCAGCAACATCAATTTCTTTTTGAGTAATGCCAATGTTTTTAGCACTGTATTCATTCTTAAGATCAAAGACCTTTTGCTGATAAACCTTTTCAGCACCTACTTCTCCTAACTTATCGCCCCGAATCTGAGCCATCAGCACTTGCTGTTGCTTCTCAAGCTCAAGAATCTTAAGCCTGCTTTCATATTCCTTCTTATCAGCCTTAGCCTTCTCATCAGCAGCTTTCTTTTGCTCGGCATTGAACTCAGCATAGACCTTGACAGTCTTAGCTACATTGTCATTATTAAGTTTGAGTTGTTCATTGATAGCAGCATTCTCTCCTTTATACACTGCCAATTGCTCAAGAATAGCCTGTAGTTTCTGTCTCTCATCATACTTAGGATCAAAGCCTGCAATTGATGGCGCACTGCCAATTGACTTCTCTAAGGCAGCTGCTTCCTTGCTAAATGTCTTAATTGCTTCACTGTTTTCCTTAGCTCTCTGCTCGAGCATGTCCATTGTCATGGTTTTAGTCTTAGCTTGGAAGCTTTTAAATGCATTTAATTCAGCCTGCTCCACATCCTGCGCTCCTGTTGTGCCTAACTTAAACAAGCTATTGATGGCATCCATAAAGTCAGCAGTTACATTTAGTGCGCCTGTTAAGACTGGCTTAAGAAGAGTTCCAATTGAGTTTAAGAAGTTGTCCCAAGCATCTCCAAGATTATTAACCTTACCGCCCAATGTGCCTGATACAGCAGCAGCAGCACCAGCAACACCTTCATAGTCTCCAAGTGATGTAATGTATTCCCTTATCGCCTCATTGTTAAACTTTACTTGTGTCTCAACTCCCTTAAAGCTAAACTTAACCTGATCCCCTGATTTGCTTGCCCTGATGCCAAACTCCTTAAGCCTTTCAAACTCTCCAGTTTGGGCATCTATAATTGCCTCAGTTAATTGGTCAAAGCCTTTACCTGTTGAGGATGCTAAGTCTCCCAATTGCCTTAGTTGATTTGTCGTTGGGATAAAGCCCTGGTTAGCCAGCTTTACAAAGCTTGCAGTCAGTTCTGCCACCGCAAAAGGTGTGGTTTTAGCAAACTCTTTGATTCCCTCAAGTGCAAGAGATGCTTGCGCCCCACTGCCTAAAGTGTTCTTAAGCACTGCTCCAAGCTTCTCAAAGTTGGCAGTAGTGTCAAAGACCGCTTTAGCAAAGCCAAGCACAGCAGTCACACTGAATGCTCCGACAATGGCTGGACCAAGCCCTCCAAGGCTCTTACTCAAGCCTCCAACACCTTCCTTGCCTTGGTCAAAAGCATTGCTTAACTTATCTCCTGTTTCAGTTGCTTTCTTGCCGGTATTGCCTAACTCAGTGTTAAGTTTCTTCATGCCGGCAATGGCATCCTGCTCCTCCTGAGTCAGCTTATCAAAGCTGGTGGCTGCCTTCCTTAGCTCGGAGTCATCAATGACATACTTAATCTTAATATCATTACTTGAGATTGCCATGTTCTTCTATTTTCGACAAAGTTAAAACAAAAAGCCTCCCAATATGGAAGGCTCTTTATCTGTAAAACGAAACACAAAAAAAAATACCTACTTAGCTCTTTTAGACTTCTGTTCTGAAATCCAAGTTGAATATATTAGATAATACTCGTAGACTGGCCTTTCGACCAGGAATTTAATTCTTTGAGCATCTCCAGCTGCGATTCTAAAGACTTCACTAAATCGCTGTCTATGCTGTCTGATGATTGAAGTGAAATAATATGTTTCAGGCTGTTTAGACTTTGTATTGTTTCGCCCTGCAAATAAGTCTGAAAATTCATGCTGAATTCTGTCGAAGAGGGCAGATAAGCATACTCCGGCAGATTCAAAAAAAAACCTTCTACATCATTGGACTTCATCCAATGCTCAAGTTTCTGCTTGTTGTATGGGTACTGGTAGTCAAGTGGATTTTCTACCTCATCAAAGTAAACAACTGTTGCAAGCTTCAACTGCCTGAGCAGGCTTACAGACATTTCCATCTGCTCTTTAAGCCTTGAGGCCATCACTCCAATCTCATAAAGCTTCTTATCATCCTTCTTCTTCTTGTCCATCAGAAGGTTAATAAGGCCATTGTTCCAGCCTCTGAGATAATCAGGATTAATCTGCCAAAGTTCCTCGGTGAAGATATCCCTTGCAGCTACTGCCCTTTGAAATGGCACATTGACCTCAGATACGAATTTAAAGTATTTGACACCTCCTGAAGTGAAGGCATACTCAATCTGATCCCATCTGTCCTTGGGTGCTACTCCCCTGTAAAGTATTGGGCTACTTTCTGCTTGAATAGCATCTTCTTTTGCCACTTGTTGAGCAGGAGGAGGAACAGATGATTTGCGCCTAAGAAAATTGAACATAAGTAAAATGATTGGTTAAAGATTAGACAAGAGATAACCAGGAACTGCCAAGCCCCTGAGCAAAAAGGACACTCACCAAGTGGCTTTGCCCACAAAGTCGGCAACTTCTGAATTTGAGACAGATACCATTGCCCAAGTGGGTGATCCTCCAGCAGATAGTCCAAGAACAAGGAAAAAGCTGCACTGGTCAGAGCAATCAGCATCAAATTCAGCAGGCTTAGGCAGCTCAATAAGGCAGCAGCCTCTGCGCTTGCCTCCACAATTAGCAACAAGTTCATCATACATAGTAAGGGTCAGGGATTAAGTCGGTGAAGATATTTAAAAAGACCTCATTGATGCCCTCACTGTTTGTGTATGTTTGGGCAAAGGAGAAGCAGATATCCGAATAAGTCAAGCCATCAACAGCAGTAAATTCAAAAACCTTATTAGTGGTGGGATTTATGAACTCTAACTCATATTGGCCTGCATAAGGATTGAAAAAGCCATCAGGACAGCCTTCTAAGTCAATGGTCACATAACCAAGGTAGTCGATCTCAAGAAGCTGACTGATGCGAGCATTCACTCCTGGCTTATTGATGTTCAGAATTACTGAATCTTCCGTATAGGCCGGAGGCACAAGAACCAAGAAAGCATCAGGACAACTGTTGAGAGGCTCACAGGCTTTGAAACAATTATTGCAGCATTGTGCCATACTTTTCGAGATTAAAGTTGCTGGTGATTTCTGCAAAATTAGAGAAAATAAAATAACGGAAGGCATCTAATGCGTGAGACTTATCGGGATTCTTATTCTTCCATGGATCAAGGCTGCCTATCCTATCCACCTTAGCCTCCTTAAGGTCTGTGATTAAATTAGCACAACTCTTTTCGCTTATCTTGATCTTAGCCTTTTGAAATAGCAGGATGGTAATAAGCCTGCTGGCAATGTGTGAAGGATTGACTTTTGGCACTTGAAGCTGCATGTCCACAATGTTTAGGTAATTCTTAATCATCAAGTAGGCACTGATGTTGCCTTGAGTAAAAGCATTACGAGCAGCACCTGAAGCATCACCATTGATGATATAGTTCATTCCTGGATAGTCCTGCTTGATATTTTGGCATAAAGTGCTAAGGTCTCCAACTCTATAAACCTTAAGGACATTAATGTTAGCATATTGGTCTGCATCATAGCCATACTTGATGAACTGGCACACTACGCATGTGTTAGTCACATTAAAGTCAAAGGATAAGTAAATGTCATGGTTTGGGGATGCTTTAATAAAGCCACCATAGACATGATGACT